CGATCGGCGTGTGGGTCGATATGCGTGAGGATTCTCGCGGCCTTTACGTCAAAGGAAAGCTGGCCGACACGCAGCGCGGTCGAGAGGCTCGCGAGCTTATCAAGCTCGGTGCGCTGACAGGGCTGTCAATTGGGTACACCACCAAAAAGTACGAGATTGACAAAGAAAACGATGTCCGTCGTTTGACGGAGATCGAGCTGTGGGAAGTGTCGCCGGTCACGTTCCCGGCCAACTCCGAAGCGCGAATTACGGGCGTCAAGGCGTCCGATATTTCGACTCCAAAAGATTTCGAGAGGTTCCTGCGTGATGCCGGATTCTCCCGTAAAGAAGCCAAGCAGATTACTGCTCACGGCTTTGGCGAAGCAACGACTCTGTGTGACGCAGAGGTCGAGGCCGCTGTTGAGAACGACGAGCTTGCCGCTTACATCGCGGGAGCCGCTCAAGTGCTCGGGCAACCGAGCTAATCCATTATTTTAGAGGTAACTAACATGTCTGTTGAAATCAAAGGCGCGGTTGACGCGCTTGTAAAGGGAGTCGCCGACGAGCGTATTGCTCGCGAGGCTTTCGAGAAGCGTTCGGAAGGCGAGCGCAAGGAGTTTGAGGCGAAGGCGGACGAGCGTTTTGCCGAGCTTCAAAAGTCGATTGAAGATGTCCGCGTGAACGTCGGCCGTATTGCCGTTGCCGGTTCGGTCGGCGGCAAAAAGGAAGACGAGCACAGCAAGGCGTTCTACAACTACATCCGCTCGCCGCGCGACCGCAAGGCCGAGTCCGCTCTGCTCGACATCGAGCGTAAGGCGGTGTCGGTGGGTACGGCTTCGGCTGGCGGTTACGCCGTGCCGGAGGAAATCAGCCGCGCGATCATCACGCAGCTTACGAACCTCTCGCCGATGCGTCAGGTTTGCGATGTGGTGTCGGCTTCGACCAGCGACTACAAGATTCTCGTTGACTCGCTCGGCACGTCGTCGGGTTGGGTTGGCGAGGGTGGTGCTCGCTCCGAGACCAACACCCCGGCGCTCAACGAAGTAGCCCCGACCTTCGGCATGGTCTATGCCTATCCGAAGGCGTCCGAGGAAGCTTTGCAGGACATCTACTTTGATGTCGCTGGATGGCTGACGAACAGCATCGCGACCGCGTTCGCTGCGGCCGAAGGTGCGGCGTTCACCTCGGGCAACGGCACCAACAAGCCGACTGGTTTGATGGCTGCTACGGTGGCTGCGGACGACGATGCGTCGCTCGCGTTTGGTTCGGTTCAGGCTGTGAACTCGGGCGCTGCGGCGGCGTTTGCTGCCTCCAACCCGAGCGATGCGCTCATCAACCTTGTTCACAAGCTCAAGGCCGGTCATCGCGCTGGCGCTCGCTTTATGATGAACAAGTCCACGCTCGCTACCGTTCGCAAGTTCAAGGACAGCACGGGTAACTACCTGTGGTCGCCGGGTCTTGCCAACGGTCTCCCGAGCACGCTGCTGGGCTTCGGTGTGGTGGAGAACGAGGATATGGCGGACATCGCCGCCAACGCTCTCCCGATCGCCTTCGGTGACTTCCGCGCGGCCTACACGATCGTTGATCGCGTCGGTCTCTCGATCACCGTGGACGAGAGCATCACTTCGCCGGGCTACGTCAAGTGGTACGTCCGTAAGCGCGTTGGTGGCAAGCTCACCAACAACCAAGCGGTCAAGTTCCTGAAGATCGCTGCCTAATGAAACGGGGGCGGGGGAGAAATCCCTCGCCCCTCTTTCTTGATGAAAGCAGTTTGCACAGTTTCGTTTCGCGGCGTCCGCGATGGTCAGTACCACGCCACGACGTTTGCAGTAGGCGATGAGCTTATCGGCTCTATCGCAGAAATAGCGGTAGAGAACGGCTGGGCTGTTCGCTCTGGCGAACCCGGCCCTAAAGAACATCAGTCGCTCGGCGCAGCGCCAGAGCCGCAGCGCGGAGGGCGAGAGATATCGACTCGTCCGCGCAGGGTAAAGGTTAGCAACTAATTATTTGAGGGATTCAAAATGTCGAAAGGCAATACGTTCGAGAATGATCTGATGAAGTTGGTGTTTCAGGCGACCGCAATCGCGAACCTCGCGGACAATGCGGCCACTTCGCCAAACACTAATCTCTACGTTTCGTTGCACACCGCCGATGTCGGCGAAGCGGGAGATCAGACCGCAACCGAGGCGAATTACACTGGCTACGCTCGCGTCGCCGTTGCGCGAAGCAATGCTGGCTGGACGGTAACCGACAACAGCGTCACCAATGCCGCTGCGATCACGTTCCCGCAATGCACGGGCGGAACGAACACGATTTCGCACTTTGCAGTAGGCACCGCATCAACCGGCGCTGGCAAAGTTCTTTATAAGGGTGCGCTCACCGCGTCGCTCGCTGTTTCTAACCTCATTATTCCCGAGTTCGCTCCCGGTACGCTGACGATCTCCGAGGACTAATAGAACGTGGCGAACATCACCACACGCGCCGGTAAAGGCGCAGCCCTCACGCACACCGAAGTAGACGACAACTTTACCGGGCTAAATACAGAGCTTGGTCAAAAAGAAGTTGCTGCGAACAAAGGTGTCG